GGTCTACTAATATAACGACAATATTCTGGAACATTGACATCTCTATAATAGAACTCTGCAAATAACTCCCAATAACCAGGAGTTTCAATACCGACTTTACCGTCAGCACATTCTAATACTTCTTCTTTGTATATTTCATCACCGTTTTGTTTAATTAATACCTTAACAAAACAATATTGACCATCTGTTTTTTCAGGTTCAATACTTTGAATTTTACTATGTAATATCTTTTCACCACCAACTGCCTGTGTTACACACAATAACAGTATGAATATAAAAGATATAAACAAATATTTTCTAACGTTGTTCGGATCCATAATTACTTACAATATTAATGCTATGTTTTAATTCTCTTATTTCTTCTTCTAATTCTACTTCTTTAACATCACTAGTAGCAAATTCTAGCTCTTGTTGTTTTTCAGACAACTCTTCTTTCATCATCTGTAATCTATCCTCGTATGCCATCTTTTTCTATCCATCTCCCATCCGGTAACTGACAAGCAGTACCAAAAATTGTATTATTATTGTTGCCACCAATACCTATCAATGGCCAGTTTGAAGTAATATCTACGTGTGCCTCATAATCGGTACACTTGAAAGGTCCTTCTAAGTAAGACCTAGTAGTTTTAATTATACCACTATTACCTGTTTTACTATTATACCAATTTGTATATGATGAAGTACTTGGTGCCGTATTTAAATGATCTACAAATACTGCATTGTGAACATCATAATCAGATTGATACATTGCTTCTGCACCAGCAAAAGCACCTATAACAGCACAACCAGCTATACCATAAGGGTCTGAAATACCTATTTGAGTACAAACTGCCGTACTGGTCGTTGCACCTAAGACGGCGCCAACCTCTGATCTATTTGCACAACCACTAGTAATTACTAGAGCTGACAATAATATTAAAATCTTTTTACTTATCATATGGTTTCTTATCTTTTGCAACAAGTAAACATTGATATTGTATATCTTCTATCAAAGCATTTACTTCTTTATCTCTTGCTTCAGTTTTGGGATTATTGTATTTTAAATTATATAATTCATCTGACCTACTTTTAATAGAGTCAATCTTTTTACAAAAATCACTTATCTTATGTAACATTAGACTTTTCTACCTGCCGTTTTTAAATCTTCTTTTGCAACAACCATATAAGGGCCTTTGTTGTAAGCTGGTGCAATAGAATATTGTTTACTAATTTCTAATCTTTCTTGTTTTTCTTTCCAAGAAATCTGTTTACCATTACCCATATAGTTACTAGGTTCTGGTTGATTGACAGGTTTACTGTCATTAGAATTACCTAAACTCATAACTTGTTTTCTCTTTGTTAATATAATTTTACCATTATCATTTACATTAAACCCTTTTGACTTCAACCATTTGATATGTTTTTGTAAAGCCAACTGGTAACTCTTCGTAGGTTTTTTAGCACGTAACCTACGAATTGCACCACTAGAATTATTTGTATAGATAATTGCCATTAATGTACCGTTTCAGATACCTCTGTTGATTTATTTTCTTCTTCTTTAGAAGCTTTGTCTTCTAAAGATTCTTTTCTCATCTTTTGAGCATATGTCATGCCAAAGACTTTCATATAAAACCAATCTCTTGGATTAGCTGATTGATATGCCAACAATAGATTATCAAAATTGATATCTACCATTTCATAGATAGAAGGATTTGATCTCTTCAATTCTATATGATCTTTGAAGAATTGTATTCTGTTTTTAAATACATCATTTTCTTTTTCGTCTTGCGACTTCTTTTTAGAAGCTTTGATGTCTTTATCTTTTGCAACTTTGAACTCTGCAAATAGATTGTCTTTATCGTACTTAAAATTTATGTCATTTTTCATAATGTTAGTGTCCTTTCAAATTAATTATATACTATACCACAAATGTCTTGGATTGTCAAGCCTTAAAAAAGTGTTGATTTTACTCGTTTTTTGAGAAAAAAAAGCGTCTAGGATGCACGTGGAGTAGCGAATCGTAGCTGTTCTAAGGTCTAAGTACACCTATTTTCCCTCAAAATCTAGTGAAATCTGAGTATCAATATCTGATTGAGTTTCAGCCCATTTATCAAACTCGTCAATCTCTTTTTGTAGTTTATCTCTATAAGTTATTAAGGTTTGTTTTGCCTCGTATACCTCATTTGCGTCCATCTTTTGTATGGCTGAATTGAGTACATCAACCGTTGCTATTTCATTTATCATTTAAGACCTCCTCTATCTGGCTAAAGTAACACCAATACGTGCCTTGTACTGGACTATCGCCGTTTGTTGTGTATGTAATGGCACCTACGTAATTTAAATCTGTGTCATATTCTTGTGCTGTCAATGATGATTCATCTTCAGCAGCTATATCAGTTGGATCTGTTGCAATACCAATATTAATAATTTCACCTATTCTATTGTTATTGGCTCTTATCGTATCACCTACTTTAATTTTCATAAAATTTCTCCAATGCTATGTTATTTTCGTCAACAAATATCATAAGGTCATCTGTAATCGGTTCGTAGTTGACATCTTTCCAAACCTGACCCCCCATACCTTTCATAAAGTTTGAGATTGATTCATCAAAATATTCTTTTACAGTTTCAGGTCCTGCCATAAAACCGTTTTCTAATATTCTACCCTCAGCATATGCTTTGTAAGCCATTCTAGCTTCATTAATTAAGAAATCTCTATAAGTAGATGGTTCATAATGTTTTTCTTCAAACGTTGCATAGTCTAGTACGTTTTTATTTTTAGTTAGTGTAGTCGTCATTCTTTTTACTTGTCCTCCTCAGACATCAATAATACAATATAGTGAACTGCTTTGAGTAAGTCTTTTCTATTCTTACCACCTTTTTTACCGTATCTGCAAAGATACTTAATTGCATTTGCATGGCAAAAATCTTTGTTGATACCAAGTTGTCTTAATAAATCTTGTACTTGAAAGCCATCTTTCGTTGTACTATAATGTTCGCCATAGGTAGATTTTATATAATCGCCTATTTCTTTTACTATTTTATCTTCGTTATATTTCATAATATCCTTATTGTTTCGTTTCAAATAAATATGCCTTGTCATAGTTTAGACCAAGTTTGTAACATATGTAATCTGGTTCTTCGTTAATTAATTCTTCAGCTTCTAATATCCATCTGATTGCTTCTTCTTTATCTTTTGCACCGTGTCTTATAGTGTTAGCAACTGTCTTTAAGAAAGTTTGATATGCAGCTTCTTCCCACTTTCTCTCTCTGTCTGCTTCTTCTTTTGCAATTTTAGAAAGTGTATCTAACTCTTTTTCTAAATCTTCATTTGACATTTCTTTAAAATTATAATGTCTACCTTTTACACCAAAGGCGTCTTTATGCATTTCATAAACACTTGTAATTAAACTATCTCTTTCATAGTCTTCAACTGTAAATATTCCTTGGTCGTTCCAATACTTAATATCTTCGGTAACTAAGCCTGCCCAACTACCTGGATTATCTTTCATCCATTGTTTAGATTCTTCGTTGATAGATTTGATGTGGTTTAATAATGTGTTTTCTTTAATCATGTCTATACTATACATGGTTTTGGCGATAAAGTCAACAGCTTTTTTAAATAAAATACCCTTATTTTTCAATGGTTTATAGGGTGCGACATTCTGTCAATGTCTATTTCCATGCATTTTTTACCCATTCCTGCGTTGATTCATGTGGATTAGGGTGTCCGTGGAACACGGTAACTATAGATTCGCCGTTGTGGGAGAAGTCTTGTTTAGCTTTTGGATATCTTTCTCCCTTTCTATCAAACCACTTGTAAGATTGTGTCCATGCGTCTGGAAATGACTTGGTAGTGGTCTCCTTTTTAACTATATGAGATGTTGCAACTTGATCGCCAAACATACGATAATAGAAAGGTCTATCTCTGTCAAACTCTTTCCAGATTTGTTCGCCTTTTGTTCTTTTCCACCTCATAATAGAAGAATTAAATTGTTCAGTAGCAGGATTAAAGTCATTCATACCTACAAACTCAGCTTCTGGTTCGTGTGTAAAAAAACAATCTATGTTACCTGTAATTACCACATCTAAATCCATATAAAGAGTTTCTTCTTCACACTCATTAAACAATTGCATTTTATTCCACCAACCATCTAAATCGTGGTATTTAAATTGTCTAACTTCTATATCACCTTCTACAAGTTTTGGTAATTTAACATGATCGGTAAAACAAACAAATTTATATGGCATAGTGGTATTTCTTTTTACCATATTGTAAAGATTTTGTACATACTTTACATCATACTTTGTACCATAATTTACACATGCAAAAATCATATATTCAACCAGTTTATTACTGCTCTAAAACTTAATATCAAATACATACATTCCATTAACATTCTAGGCCAGTCTTTATCTTTATAACCAAACCATACCCACATTACACATGCTAGTACACTTAAAGACCAACCTATCCATTGTGTTGATATGTTGGCTGCTGATAGTATCCAAACACTACTAGCTGCTAATGCAAATCCTAACCATCTATCTTTGTTTTTTAAGTATCTCATAAGCGACACCACTCCCCATTTCATCTAAGGTAAACTGCTGATCTGCAACCATTTTAAAAAAGTTATTCATAACTTTACGACCAGGTTTCCTTGGTTGTTCTATATCATCTATACGACCACTTATGAAATCACAAACATTACTATGATGAGTAAATACAGGTACCATATTTTGTACTGCAACTATAGCTGATAATGACATATTAGTTACCAAAGCATGACAATCTTTTAAGTCATCTCTTATGTCTGTATTCCACCATTCATTATTTGGTCTTGGTTTATTTCTAAATCGTATTTCTCTATCCGTAAATCTTCTAATAAATTTAGTCATACGTTCAGTCCATTCTTCTTGTGTCATATTGTTTATATGAAGTGTTACCATTGGACTAGATGGTGCAAGTAGAATATGTTTTGTTTCACCTGTATTCCACCCTCTAAACTCTACGTCAATACCTTGACTTTCTAATTTTTGTAAACGTGAACCATCTGTAAAACCTTCTTGTAGTTTACTATGCATAAAACCTTTACATATTCTAAAGTATGTTCTATCATAATCCATAATCTTTGGCAAGGGATATCTTACTATTTGTTCCGTTAGATAACCAGTATCTACAAAATACCACTCTTCTTTTTTATCCATGACCTCTTGTATTTCTTTTACATTACGACCAGCTAAACCCCAAAAGAAGTGTACAGGTCTGCCTTCATCTTTCCAACCTTTTTTAATTTGAGGCCAGATTTGATGAGATAAACAATCTTTCCATGGTATTTCGTGGCAAATAATCATACTCTTCTATAGTCCTTTGGATAATAATTAAATAAACCTTTTTGTAATCTATCAACTGTTTGTTTTGCAAAACCTGATTTCATCTCTGTCATAGAAAATTGATTTGATAATAAATGATCTCGCCAAGCTGCAATAAAAAGACCTCTTTCTTTTCTTCGTCCTCTATATTCAAACGTTCTAATCTTTTCTATATCTGCATACTTATCATAACCCCAGGATACTGGTGCTAGCATAGATACTTCCCATGCAATACTAGGTATGCCTTGTAATATTCCTTCTATAGGTGCTGTTGATGTAAAAGATACCATACAATGAGTTTCTGGAAAATAATCCTGATATTTTATATTGTTATCTTTTGAACATACAATAATCTCTCTATCTGTACCTGTTTTTATATTCTTATGTACTTCGTCTATCCAATATTCTACACTTGGTATATCCCAATATTTACATAGATGTTTACTTGGTGGAAAAACTAAGATGTATTTACCATTATTATTTTCATAATACTTGTCTATGTTAGTTCTTATAGGTACTTTTGTAAGTAAGTTTATATTTCTTTGAATTAAATCTCTATGTTCATTTATAGATGAAAATTCATTTAGATATTCATTGTTTTTAGTTACACGATAATACGTATCTTTTAATATAGGGTGTTCACCATGTCCTCTATAAAAATAAGCATGATCTATAAAGTAATATGGTATCTTATGTATTCTTGCCAACTTTAATAGTTTAGCTGTACCACGTAAGATACCTACTACTACGATAGGATTTTTACTTTCTATCCACTTGTCTTGGTCAAAACCTACCCATTCAGAATCTTCCCATTGATTTACTCTTCTTGTAGCAGGAAAATAAACATGATCTAAAGTTTCAGCAAATGCCTGTGCTATACGATCATATTTCGGTTGTGTTCCAAAAACTAAGTGTTTCATTTTAAATTTACTTTACTACTTTCTTCATAGTGTTCATACCAATCATTTGCATAATCACACTCTTTGTAATCTTCAAAGTAAGGACCACCCTCTGTAAAGTGAACATTCTTTATATCTTTTTTATAATCGTATTCACCGACTAACCAGTTCCACTCTAAAGGTAAATCGCCTATCATATGGTCTCCCTCTAACCATTTAAATTGATGTAACTGTAAACCTGTTGCTGAGTTTACATAATCAGGTGTTAATTCGTGGCACTTGGCACAATTCATTAACATAAAACTAGACCAGTTTTTCTTTTCGTATTTTGTTTGTACTTGACCTAAAAACTTCTTTTCTTGTTTAGGTACATAATCGTGTTTACAAACTTGAACAGCATACTTGTCATCACGCAATCTCCATAGTTCAGCTATGTCTGTTGTCATTAACATGTCGCAATCCATAAATAATGCCCACCCTCTGTAATTCATTAGGTGAGGTATAATAAATCTACTAAATGAAAACTCTGTACTAGAAATAGCATTACGCTCTCTTACAAAGTCATCTTTAATATTTGGTAAGTAAATCGGTGTTATTGCCACCGGTTTTGTACTATGTTTTAATATTGAATATGATAATGTATTAAAGGCAACCTTTTCTTTACTATCATATCCTATAAAAACGTTTATCATTTTTTTCGTCCCTCTCTTAAAACCATTCCGTTTTCACCACTCATACCCATTGCTTTTCTACTAGCGCCTTTTGTGTGGTCGTAAAACTGACCTAATATTGATCTCGCTTGTACATGGGCTTTCTTATGATCTCCTATATTATTATTCTTTACACCATATTCCAATTCAAATTTCATTCTTACATGGTCCCAAACAAAACTGTCGTGTGTTTCTACTAATTTATATATGTCATCACTATTATATAATTTTAACATTTCTCTAGCATAGTTTTGTATCTGAGGGTGTTTCATATTAAAACCTAAGAAACCACATTCACTATATTGACCACCTCTACCAAGGTAAGTCATCATACAATCTTCTTTGTATAACTTTTTAGCTACAATGTCTTCGGGTATAGGGTGGTAAAATACACTATCTGCG